TTACTTTTTGAAAGCGCGACGGAAAGGGTCAAGCAAACTAGGTGCTCTGACAATATTTTCTTTACCCACATATTCAGCAACTTTTTTCAAAATAGAACCGGAATCCTTAGAAGAAAATCGTACCTTAGCTTGAGTGTCAAAAATCAAAGAAAACTGCTGACCAAGTTTTCCACTGATTGAAACATCAACTTCGGCGCTTTTAATACTTGACCAAGTAAAGAAAATATTTTGTCCTCGACGTGGATTTTTATATTCAAATTCAAAACCAGCATCACCCAAGATAATTTTTCCATTTTCAACCACACCTAAATAGGCTGTTCCTTTTGTTTCATAAAAAATTTCAGAATTATTAGTTGCCAAAATCGTCCTCATTTCCGTTTATACCTGTATTATAACATATCTATATTATATCAAGAACTAAAGAAGATAATAAATATAGGCCCAACGAGGGATATGGTTTAAAGAATAAATATAAAAATGTTATCATTAGATTATAAGAAAAAACTAATAAAGGAGGTAAAATGACTTTAATCGGAGTAAAAATTGATAGACTATTTCTCAGAGATCTATTCATACTACTAGTTGGTGTAGGCCTCTATATTCTCTCTATTCAACTTTTTGTCGTTCCTAACGCGATGGCCAGCAATGGAATCGCAGGATTTTCAGTATTTATTCACTTTGTTTTCGGAATGAATCCAGCTTTGACTTTTTTTGCAGTCAATATTCCACTCTTTCTTTTGAGTTGGAAACTACTTGAGCAGCGGGAATTGTTACTGACCATTCCTGGAGCGCTGGCCATGAGCGGATGGATGATGATTTATGAAACCATAGGAATTACTGGCTTTCAAATGGACTCATTGATTACTGTGGGAATTATAGACGGAATCCTCTCAGGAATTGGTGCAGGTTTAGTTGTTCTATCACAAGGAACATTTGGCGGCTCTATTCTACTTGCGCGACTTTTTGAAAACAAGTGGAAAGTGCAAATAGATAAAACGCTCTTTGGTATTGATATTGTAGTTATGCTATTAGCAGTCGTGACTTATCTTGCCCTTCCAAATTTTTTCGTCACACTCTTATCTTGTTACATCTTCAGTAAAGTCACACGTTTCATCGGACGACCCTCATACCGCCAACAAATTTTACAAAAAGTTGGATTAATAAAAAATGAGTCAAACTGTTCTTGCACAACTAATGAATGTTCTTGCTCTAACTAACAAAAAAATCCCAGATTGGGACTACATTTTAAATTACATGAAAATAAGTGAATAATAAAACCGCTCTATTATGCGGTTTTTAACGTTTTATTTTCACTTTATTTTATGCACTCTCAAAAGTTTGGGGACAAATTAGGGTCAACTAGGGTCAGAGATTATCAAAAATTACACGGATGACATCATTGTTTTCTTGTTCCATTTCTTTTAATTGATGTGTGTAAACTTTTAACGTGATATTCAAATTTTCATGACCTAATAATTTGGAAATAGTTAATAAATCTACACCTTTATAAATTAAATAGGATGCAAAGGAGTGTCTCAAGGAATGAGGGTGGACATTCCTTTGAGTAATTTTTTTAAGTGTTTTATTTAATTCTAAGTTGGTCAAATTATAGATTACTCTATTGTACTTGTTTTCATTCCAATGTTCATTTTTATAGGTTTTGAGAAGTTTAATAGTTTTAGGAGATATAGGAATTTTGCGTTTTGAACTTTCGTTTTTTGTATCTGCAAAGCGATTTGTAAAACTGTAGTCCCAAGTTCTTTGAATGTAAATCTCCTTATTATCGAAATTGACATGATCCCATGTAAGGCCCAAAAGTTCTGCAAACCTCATTCCAGTTACTGCAGTTAAGTAACAAGCGAAATAACTAGTTATTTCTATGTTTTTTTCAGTGATTTCTAGGAGCTTTAGATATTCATCGGCATGCAAATATTTTTCTTCAACTGGACGGGCTGCTAATTTTGATTTAGCTTTTGTAAAGTCGGCAAAGTTTTCGCTAATAAGTTTTTCATGAACGGCAATTTTCATGGATGCTTTCATTTGATGAAAGAACTTATCCATTGACTCTTGGCGATATATTAACCCCATTTTATTTAGCACAGATTGATAAAAAGTAGGGGTAATTTCAGCGATTGGTTTATCTTTGATATATTTATCAATTAATTTTAAAGTACGTTTATATGTTCTCCAAGTTGCTTCTGATACATGTGGCTTTTTGTAAACTGTAGCCCAATGTTCAAAAAAATCATAGAGAGAAATATTATTGTCAAATTCTGAATGGTTATTCAATCTTTTTTTAGCTTCATCCGCTGCAGCTTCGGCTTCTTTTTTTGTTTTGTAACCACCCTTTTCAAACTTTTTATATTCTCCATTATTATCTTTATATGAAAGTCTGAATTGCCATGTCTTACCACGTTTCCTAAAATTTGCCATGATTTGATTTTTACTCACTTTCTTGCTAAAATTGAGTACAGTAAAACACCATCATAACGATGTTGATTATACTATACTAGATAAAAGCCGCCCTCCGCTCGCCAAAGTAGGGGCGGCTTTTTGTTTATTAAGAATTAAATTTAGATTTGCTTGTAATTTGACCTGTGGCTTTATCATATTGGATAGTGATGCTTTGAGTTTCACCTTTGAGCCATGAGATAGAAGTCCAGTTTGCCAATACAGTTGTTTGATCACCAATGCTTGATTCTGAAGTTGTATCAGGTTTACCAACTTTTGCTTCAATTTCAGCATAAGAAGTACCACCAGAATAAGTCATGGTTCCATCGTCATTAAAGTTGGTTTGTGCAGATGTAATAGAGTCATAAATTTCTTGTGTCCATCCTGATTTTGGTTTTTCAGAAGAACTAGAAGAACTAGAAGAACTAGAAGAAGTTTTAGCTTGGCTAGAAGATTTAGATGTTGCAGTAGACTTAGAATCTGATGAGTCTTTATCTTTGTCTTTCCCGCCTCCTCCAAGTGCACTACCGATAACCGCAACCACGATTACTACAACAACCCAAAACCAAATTCTTTTATAAATTGGTTTTTTAGCTTTAGGAGTTTTTCCATTTTCCATAAGTTTATATTTCCTAACCTAGCTTTTAACGAGATTCGAGATATTGCTCGTAGTTTTTTATTTGAATAAGTCCCACAATGAAAATGAGGTCTTTTTATAGACTTTATTATAAGCAGCTTTTTTCGGATTTTTAGCCCAACCCATGCCTTTTTTTCCATATCCAGGAATAAGGGCTTTTTTTACTTTACGCTTATATTTTGTAGTTGTTCTAGCTTTTAAGCTTTTTGTAATGCTAGGATTTCTCATCCCAAATTTCATAATGTCTCCTTAATTTAATCCGCTCCGAATAACTGGTGAAACTCTTTTTTTGCCATATCAAAAAAGTTATGGCTTAAATGATAACGATCCAAAAATTGATAAATATTAATAGTCTCAATTACATCAAAATAACTAATGTAATCTACAATATATTCATGCATTTCTTGTTTGTTAATGTTAACTTTTAGTTCATCTTCGAATATTTCGGTAATTGCTTCATGCATTTCAAGGTATTCATTTTTTATTATTGTTTCGGCGAGTTCAAAAGGTGATTCTGTTATATCTACAAACACATTAAAATATTCATAGCTCCCCCCGTTGGCTTCAAATATTTCCCAGAGAATCAGAATAGCTTCATGATTTGCTCTAACTTCTTGAGGATTTGTTGTATCATTCTCAGAACCTCTGCAGATATCTTTATTGATTACATGAGAAAATTCATGAGCAATTTTAAAGGCAGTTATTTTAGTTGGATTATAAATCATCAACTTTCTTTTGATATTAACCATAGCATTTTTAGGAAAGCAATCATCACTAGTAATATGAATATTGTGTTTTTCCATTTCTAAAAGAAGGTACTCTATCAATTCCTGTTTATTCATAGAGACCTCCGCTTAGTCTGTTAGTTTATCGCCATATATTGCAAATAACATTTTCTTCACGTCATCACTAATAGGTTCTCCGTCGAAAGATACCCACTCGTTCCAATCAATGCGAGGATCATCCCAAGAAGTTGGCTTTTTTTCACTGATTAATTTTTTCAAATCAACTGGTTCATTGGTTGTTTTTAACTCTTCTCTTCCGAGTAGATAATCAACCGAAACATGAAAATAATCAGCAACTTTAGCTAAATCATCAGCCTTTGGTTTAGTTTTTTTCCATCCATAAATTGCATTTTCACTTAGTCCTACATCAATAGCTACCGTTTTTACATTTTTTCCTTGTTTGTCTGCAAGGTTTTTTATTGCTTCAAATACTGTCATATCAAGCCTTTCAAAGAAAGATAAAAAATAATTATTAATTTTCATACTTTTAGCTTGACAAAAGGTACGAGTTTTCGTACAATGTTATTTGTAAGATAAAAAGTTTGAAAAAAGTTTGAGAAAAAGAACTCATAAACAATACATAAAACAAGCTGGCAGGCGGTTAGTGTATTTATTTGAGCGTTTTAACTATGCCTTTATTGTACGAAAACTAATAATTTTTGTCAAGTTAAAAGTATGAAATCTCTAACTTTTTTTCAAACAATTATCAAACAACTAATCTAAGAAAGGACAAGAGATGTCAGAAATCGAAAAAAATATGGATGCTCAACGATTAAAAATCAAGGCTTATCTCGACGAAAAGAAATGGACCAATGGAGCACTAGTCCGTTTAACAGGTTACAACAAAGGCGACGTATCAAGCATCATGAGCGGAAAAATGTATGGAACGCCATATGTAAATAACTTCATCACAATGGTTTGCGAAGCATACGGTATCAAGTAAGGAGGAAATCATGTTAAGAAAAAATCTAAAAAATGATACTGACTATCCGTTAATTATGACCCGAGAATTAGCAGCTGAATTTATTGGAGTAAGTGGTAACACTTTTGATAAGTATTACCGCTATGAACATAATTTCCCAGTTGTGAAAAACGGAGAGGTTGAAGAAGCTTTTCCACGGGACCCAATCATTAAATGGATTGCGGATAATTGGCAATTATTGGAAAAAAGGAGAAAGAGATGAAAAACACAATATTAACATCAAGAGAAGCAGATGCTGCGCTTCAAACTGCTCTAATTGATGGTGCTAAGTGGATTATCACACGAACAAGTGACACAGTGCTTTATCAAGGTAAGACAATGAACTTTACACCACTTAGAAGCGGTGGAGTATTGCTGGAGGTTTACTGATGGATAAGACAGAAAAAAGCCCACGCGGCAACGTAGGCTAGGTATATGTGTATACCTTCATTATAACAAATCGGAGGAAATAATGGCAGAAGAAAAATTAACGCTTTATCAGCTTGAAGGGCAATTTCAAGAAGCCCTCAACTTGTCTGATGAAGATGAAGAACTTTTCATAGATACGTTAGATAGTAACGGATTCTTTGAAAATATGGAAGAAAAATTTGACGGTTACGGTTTTTTCATTAAAGATTTGAAAGCTCGTAGAGAAGTCGAAAAAGCAAAGGCTGACATTCTCAAAAAAGCTTATGATGATCAAATGAAAAAAGTTAAGTCTTACGATAAAAAAGAAAAATTTGTCAAAAATAAACTTTATGAGTTTATGAAAATGACAAAACAAGAAAAAGTAAAAACGGACAATCATACGTTTTGGTATCAAAAAAGCGCTCCTAAGCTAGAGATTACCAATAAACCATTGATTCCGAAAGCTTACTATTCAGAACAACTGGATGAAAAGAAACTCAGTGATTCACTTAAAGCAGGTAACGTGATTCTTGGTGCTGAACTTGTGAAGTCAGAAAGTTTGAGGTTTAGATAATGGAAATTAAAAAAGCGTCAGAATTAGAAAAAGGAAGTAATTTTTCAGCCCTTATCTATGCACCTCCAGGAACTGGTAAAACATCAACCATTAAATATTTACCTGGACGCACGCTTGTCGTTGATGTTGACCGTACAACAAATGTTTTATCAGGAGAAGAAAACATCGATATTGTTTATGCTGATATTAATGATGTCGAAGTTGGCTTTGCAAAAATGCTTGAGGAAATTCATGATGAACACATTCAAAATTATGACAATATTGTCATTGATAATCTATCGGAGCTAGAGCAAGCATGGCTTGGGGAGAAAGCTAAAAAGAGCAAAACTAAAGATGGAAGAATGATGGGAATTCCTGAAATGGGCGACTATAATAAATTTTCTTTCTACCTTCCAAATCTTATCCGATATGTCAATTCTTGGCCGAATGTAAATAAAGTTTATACGGCTTGGGAAACTACTCGTGAAATCAAACTTCCTACGGGGCAACTTTATGATCAGGCTATTCCTCAAATACGGGAAAAGATAATCACCAATGTCATGGGGCTAGTCAATATGGTTGGCAGGTTAGTAATTAATGAAGAAACAGGGAATCGAGGTTTTATTCTTACACCATCTAATGCTACATTTGCTAAAAATCAACTTTCGGATGCTAAGTTTGCAAAGCAGGAAGAGATTTGGCAATTTAAGTCAGAAGTAAAGGAAACGCCAGATGAAACTACGTGATTATCAAGAAGAATTAGTTGAATCAATTAAAAGCTCATTCTTAAAAGGTAATCGCTCAATCATTGTGCAAAGTCCGCCACGCTCTGGCAAAACGGTTGTGATGGCTGATATTTCCAAAGGTGCTACTGACAAGAAGAATCATGTTTTGTTCTTTAGTCACCGAAAAGAAATTAATGATCAGGTTGTTAAAACTTTTGAATTAAATCAGGTCAATATGGAATATGTCACGATTGGAAGTGTTCAGTCATCAGTTAGGAAAATTGATGAACTTCCACCTCCTGAAATCATTCTGGTAGATGAAGCACACCATATCAAAGCGAATAGTTATAAAAAAATACTGGAAGCTTTCCCTGATGCCTTAAAGTTATTCTTTACTGGAACGCCTATTCGTTTGAATGGTCAGGGTTTTGAAGATATGGCTGATGACTTAATAACAGGAAAGTCTATCAAGTGGCTGCAAGAGCATGGAAATATTGCTCCATTCAAATACTATGCCCCAAATATCATTGATACTTCACAACTAAAGAAAACAAGCGGTGATTTTACACAAAAGTCAATGGATGAAGCATTTAAAAGAGCGATTTATGGAGATGTTATTGCTCACTACAATAAACTATCCAAGGGGAAACAAGCTATCTGTTACGCTCACAATGTAGCAACAGCACAACATATTTCAGAAGAATTCAATCAAGCTGGGATAACTGCAGAAGTAGTTCATGGCAAAACTCCCAAAACCGAACGTGAAGCTATCATGAATAAATTTAGAGCTGGTGAAATATTAGTTCTGATTAATGTTGAGTTATTTACTGAAGGAGTTGACTTACCAGATGTGACGACTTGCATTATGCTAAGACCAACTCAATCACTCAGCCTATTCTTACAATTTGCAATGAGGCCATTAAATCCTAAACCTGGTAAGACAGCGATTCTGATTGACCATGTTGGAAATTATACAAGACATGGCCTACCCAATGAGGATAGAGAGTGGACGCTTAGCGGTATTTCGAAAAAACGTTCTGAGTATAACACAAAAGGCGAACTGACAATCAAACAATGTGAAATGTGTTTCGGATGTTTTGATAGTTCAAATACACGGACTTGTCCATACTGTGGTCATGAGCCTGAATTAACTGAGCGAGAGCTTGAAAATATCAAAGAAATTGAGCTTCAAGAAATAACAGAAGCAAAAGTTCAAAAACTAAAAAAACGAGTTTCTACATATATCAGTGCTGATATGTGTGACAGTGTTGATGAACTCGTTGAATTCAAAAATCAACACGGATATAAAAACGGTTGGGTTTTCCAACAACAAAAAATGAGAGGGTGGCTATAGCCACAAGGTAATAAAAAATGTTTGAAATCGATTATGAAAAAGCGTCAGAATTCGGAAATATTGTAGACGGTGTTTATGAAGTAACTATTGAACACTCCATGGAGAAAACAACTCCAAATGGAGCTGATTATCTTGATATTCCACTTCGCATCCGTACTGATTTTGACCAACCACATAAAAACAGTGTTATTTTCCATAAAATTTGGCAGAAAAAAGATACTGGTAAATATCCAGAAGGTTCTATTATGAATCTTGCGAAACAAGCAGGAATTCCAAACGGCACAAAATTTAAGAGCTTAGATGATTATCTTGGCATGCTTGAAGGGAAAGCTTTGAAAGTCACAGTTAAGAATGAAACAAGCGAATCAAATGGTAAGACTTACGAAAACTTGAATGTGAAGAAAATGGAAACCAGTATGCTTGCGGCTCAAAGTGCCCCTGAAATCAGCGACGACGCTCTGCCTTTCTAAATATGGAAAATATAATGCTTGAGACGGCCTTACGTTACAAGAAACTCGGGATATCAATTATTCCAGTTTCTCGTGATAAAAAGCCAATGATAGAATTTGCGGATCGTGAGCCACTGACAGAAGATGAAATCAAAGCTTTTTGGAAACAAAACCCTACAGCAAATTTAGCAATGAAGTGCGATAAATTCGTAGTGGTAGACGTTGATGTTCACAATGATATAAATGGCTATGAATCTATTCAACCGCTGTTAGATGAAGAATGGTGGAAACCTACATTATCTCAAACAACAGCAAGTGGTGGGAAACAATACTTTTTCTTGAAACGTGAAGATATGTCCGTGACTCAACGCATTGGATTTCTAAAAGGAGTTGACATCAAGGCCCACGAAAACAATTACGTTGTGATTCCACCTAGCGTTACGAGAAAAGGCCAGTATAAATGGGATAATCAGTTGCCAATTATTACTGCACCTAAAGAATTGATTCGTGAGATTATGAAAAACCGTGACAACTATACCCATTATGATTTTTCGGGATTTACAACTAGTGGAAGCAGCAAAACTGCTCAACTATTTGAAACAATTGTCCATGGGTTGGGAGATAGTGGTGGCAGAAATGATGCTTTAGCTCGATTTATAGGTGGTTTATTTTTAAGAAATGTGGATTTTGATGTGGTTTATCAATTAGCTAAACAAGCTAATTTTGCCACAAGTGATCCATTAGAAGATAAAGAGTTTGAAAGGACTTTTGAAAGTATGTTTAAGAAGGAGATGAGGCGAAGAAATGGAATTAGAAGCGATGGAGGCTGAATATAATGAATCAAAGAAAATTGTCAGCTTTCCAACAAATGAAATTACAAGTCTCAGAGACCTGAGAAATAATTTCAAAAGATTTAGAGAGTTTTACCTCGAAGAAAACGACAAAGTAAAAAGTGTTCCGCCTTTAGTTGTTGCAACTAAGATGCAGGAACACATGACAATTGTAAAAGTTAATGACCGTTTGGCCGTTTATAACATTGATAAAGGAATTTATGAAACACGAGCAGATTTCTTTCATAATGTGATTTTCTGGCTTGAACCTACTTTCTCGGAAGCTAAATCAAATCAAGTCATCTTTCACCTTAAAAACATGGCGAAAGAAGTTGAAAGCACAGCAAGCCGTGATTTAGTTCCTGTGAAAAATGGCATCTATAATAAGAAAACAAAAAAATTAGAACCGTTTTCTAACCGATATGTTTTCACTTCAACGATTGAAACAGAATATATCGAAGAAATCGAAGCACCTAATATCAATGGTTGGAATGTGGATGATTGGTTACTTGATTTAATGAGCGGAGATGAAGAACTTGTCAAATTGTTATGGCAAGTCATCTCAGCAAGTTTAAATGGTAACTATTCATATCGTAAGTCTATCTGGTTTGTCGGTGAAGGAAATGACGGTAAGGGAACTTTACAACAATTAATTAGTAATTTAGTCGGATTGCAAAATGTAGCGAGTTTGAAAATCAATCAATTTTCTGAACGGTTCACACTATCGATGATTGAAGGTAAGACTGTAATTATCGGAGATGATGTTCAAGCCGGACTATACATTGATGACAGTTCAAACTTTAATAGTGTAGTCACTGGTGAGCCTGTATTTGTGGAGGAAAAAGGGAAGCAACCTTATGTTTCATTTTATAAAAAGACAGTTATTCAATCTACGAATGGATTGCCTAAAGTCAGAAATAAAACAAACGGAACCTATCGACGTTTCTTAATTATTCCTTTTAGAAAAACATTTTCAGCTAAGGACGATAATTGGGCAATCAAAGATGATTACATTTTCCGTGAAGAAGTTCTCCAATACGTTTTAAAAAAAGCAATTGAATTAAACTTTGAACGATTTGATGAACCGCAAGCTACAAAGGTGATGATGCAGGAGTTCAAAGAAAAGAACAACTCAATAATTGAATTTGTCAATGAGTGGTTTCCTCAATTTAAATCAAGCGTCTTACCTGTTCGTTTCTTATGGTGGCTCTATCAAGAGTGGTGTAGAGATTCGGGTTATACAGCTTTAGCTAAAAGGCAGTTTGAATTAGAAGTTCCGAAACATGTATCTAAGGAATGGGAGAAAAAAACAGTAAGACCAAAAGATTTTATGCCAAGTGAAGATATCCCGAATTATTATATTGGTTTCCGTTGGGATAACGAAGATAAAGAAAAAACATCTAAATGTTTTGTAAAACTGTTACCGTAGTTACCGTTTGTTACCGTGCTAAAAAAGAACGGTAACACTAACAAACCCTTTATTTATCTATATTCTTATTACTTGTTACTCTTGTTTCTATTAAATATAAGAAATAGTAAATAAAAAGAATAAATATATAAATAAAAAGGAGTATGAAATGGCGGTAACAACAGTAACAAGGTAACAACCGTTTAAACATAAGGGTTCAAACTGTTACCGTAGTTACCGTACTAAACTTATGAAGTCAGAACATCAAGTCCAGTCAGAAATAATGCTTGCAGTATCGCAAGCTGGAAATAAAATATTTCGCAGTAATGTTGGGAAAGTACAAACGATTGACGGCCGTTGGTTTGATACAGGATTGCCAAAAGGTCATGCGGATTTGTACGGATTTCGCCCAGACGGTCAAGTATTTTATATTGAAGTAAAAAGTGAAACAGGTCGAGTAAGACCTGACCAAATCAATTTTTTAGAAACAATGCGTAAAAATGGCGCACTTGCAGGAATTGCTCGGAGCGTTGAAGATGCAATGAAAATAATTAACGGATAAATAATCACTAGGGTGTTGCAGCAAGGAACTTAATACAGTTGGTAGAGTAATGAAGCCCTCTAGGAGGTATAGCACCGACAGCCCTATTATTTTTGAGGTATAAGTTATGGGATATTACGACATAAGAAATGAAGCTAGGCGAATCAGCAAGCTTGCTAGTCAAAATATATCGAGTGAGCAAACCAAAAAAGAATTTTAATTAGACAGTCAGAATAAATTTAATCAGGAAATGCAGGCTGAGTTTCACGAAAAAATTAAAGAGTTAGGAAAAAACCAACAATGAATAAAAAATTAATCACAACAGCAGTAGTCGCAGCAGGAATCTTTGGTTCAGCAACTTTTGGGGCTTATGCAGCTAATGCATGGGCAGGACATCAAAATATGGTCGCTGTGCAACAGAATATCTCTATCTTGAAACAACGCTTGCTAGACCGAAACGAACAGCTTAAACAGGCTAATAATAGCTCACAGCAATATGCAGACCAACTGAATCAATTGAACAACCAAATTAACCAGTTGAAAGACCAAATCAATCAAGATAACTCAAACTTACAAAATCAAGCTGCTAGCTATCAAAATCAACTGAACGCACTCAATCAGCAAAAAGAAGAAGTTGTTAGACAATTAAATCAAGCGAACCAAGATAAGGCGAACATGGCGCAACAGATTAGTGATTTGAACTCAAAGCTATCTGCCGCTCAACAAAAGACTGACGAGCTATCTCAGGCTGTGACTGATGCGCAACAGACTAAAGACTTGTCAGACGATGCTGTCAATGCTACGAAGTGAGGGATGAGATGAAGTGTAAAAATTGCAACAAAGAAATTGAATATGTAAATTGCCATTACTTCACTCAACAACTTCACCCAGTAAGTTTAGGTGCCTACGAAGGGGAAAAATATTATCAAGCTGAAATAAAAGGTGGTGGAAAAGAAGCATATTATATCAACGTTCCAACTTTTATTACTGCTCTTGAATTCACTGACTCAATTCCTGATTTAGTAGATAGTATCTCTTGTCCTGAATGTGATAAGTTCCCATTCAAGAACAATACGATTGAGCTTTACAACGAAACCGTTGATATGGTTTTTATGGGAGAGGAGCAGCTAGATGAAACTGAGCGAGATTGAAGCGGTAAGTCCAGAAGACTTTGTAGTCTTTGAAGATGAGATGCCATACAGCTATGTTATTGATAGATGGTATAAAACTGGTGCAAAAGAAGTTGATGATTTTCCTAAGTTCTACACAGCAGAGCAAATGCAAGAGTACGCAAAAGAATGTGTTAGAGAAGCAATAATCTTAAATAGCGGTGGTGCTGTATCTGACGACATGATTAAAAGAGCTATTGATTCAGTATTTACGGAGGACACGAAAAATGACTAAGTTTGAAGAAGAAGCGATTAAAGAAGCTAAAAAATGTGGCTATGTAATGGCTAAATCTAAAATAGATTTTTATGAAGATGAAAAAGGAATTACATTTGTTGATTTCAATGATACACATACAAATTTTAATTTTCCGTGGTTAGAATTTGCTAAAAACTGGCACTCAGACGAAGACTTTCAAATAGTGGAAGAAATTGGAGGGAGTTTCGCTCTGGCAAATAAAAATCTTATTGATGCAAACACAAAGCTAACAAAAGAAATTGCTAATTTAAAATCCCAACTCCAACAGCAAGCCCTGCCAGTCGTGCCTGAGTGTGTGGCGGAGTGGATTGAGCATTGCAAGGGTATGGGATATGGTTTAATAGCTGCTTTGACTTTCAAATTAAGTTCTACTATGAATGAAGAGCTATCAGCGAAGATTTTAAAATGGTTAGACAACGAAGGAAATGATGAAACTTTCGCTCTAGCATTTATCACAGGCAAATATGAAGTCGAAAAACCGCAGCTGTTCTATTTGAAGAATAAACTGACAACAAGTTACTTGATATTAGACACAAGCACTGGATATTTTGAACACTGGGGTAGTACCGAAGCGACAGGTCGGTATAAATCATCCTTCACCCAGCAAGAAATCGGAAGCATGGAAACTGAGAGCTATGAACAGATTGAGGTGGAAAAATGAGATATGAAGTATTAGAATTTGACTCGCATTTTGATTTAGAAAAAAAGGTCAACGAAAAACTAAAACAAGGTTGGAAATTACAAGGTGGAGTATCAATTACTAGCCATGGAATGTCAATTTATTGTTCGCAAGCAATGGTTAAAGATTGAGGTGGAAAAATGAATTATAAAGAATGCAAGTGTTGCGGACGTCCAGTTATGGAAATTCTTTTGAATAAAGATGGGCTTTGCTCAGTATGTAGGCTAGATGTGCCTGTGGAGGATAACAAATGAGCGATAAAAAATATTATGTGAGGCTTGCCGAAGCTTTTCAACCTGGTGGAAAATATCTCGTACAACTTGGATTTAATGGAAGTAACTATTATTTTGACAGATACAAAGGTTCTGCTGCTGAGAACTATAATCAAAATAGTTTCACAAAATCAGAACTTGGTAAAATCATGGACGGTGCGATTTATAAAGGGTGTGTTTTGCCAGACGGGCATGAGTTTAGTTCGGATTGTAAGCCATGGATTAACCCGCTTATTGAGCTTGTGCCTGTGGAGGACAGAGAATGAGCAATTTTAACCAAGACATGGAAAACCTATTACATGCTTATGATAGTAATTGGCAAGACTATTTAATATTACGTGAGCAATTTATCGAAAAATACAAACTTTCGGTTGAAAAACTCCAAGAACAGCTTAACACTGCGAAAAAGGCACTAACAGAAATTCAACAATTGAAAAGAAGAGATACAACAAATCTTGGCATGATTAATAAACTACAAACGATTGCTAAAGACACACTCGCAGCGATTGGAGGGGATGATGAGTGTTAAAGATGCATGCGAAGATATGGCAACGCCACAACAATTATTAGAAGACTTATATACAAATCCAATGCATCTGCAATATAGCAGAGATTCTGTACTACGTATGATTAATTTTGTCTTCGAGCAGGGTTATTTAAAGAAAGAAGAACTTGAAGGGAGCGGCGATGAGTGAATTAGATGAATTTAAAAAAGTCGTAAGTCCTATTGCATACGGATTAGCGTATAAATCGAAGCTTGGAACTACAGAGTATCAACAACTTTATGCTGAGGAAGATGTTATTAAATATTTTAATAATAAACCATCGCTCACGATTCCGAAAAGCATTGCGGATGAGTTGGAAAAATATGATTTTGAACTTACTAGTAAGGGTCTTATGTACAGCAATATGGGTGGTACATTGGTAGAGTTTTCCAGAGTAACATATGATGAAATACCACAGTTAATTGTTCAAACTATTGCTGGTAATTATCGAATAGTGTTCGCCTACCTCGCAGGCAAAGCCCTCGGAGTTGATTTAGTGAAAGTGGGGGAGGGATGAAAATATCTGAAATAGAAGAAATTATAAAAGAAATAAAAAAGATGGAGTCAAGAAACGAAGATGTTAAAGAGTGTCTTGAAGAATGTATAGATTGCTTAGATAACAGCCAAAGCATTTACAACAAGAAAGTATTTATTTCTGTTAATAGGGTAAATTGCTATGTTAGTACAGAAGGGTTAAAAGACTTTCTCGTGTCTGAATATAAAGCTCAAATTGATGAAATTTCTAAGCTTAAGGAAACCATAGGAGCAACAGAATGACCGACAAACTAATATCGCTGGTCAATGACTGGTGGGGAGGGATTGAATGTACGAAAGAAAATCACTATATATTAAACCAATAAATGAGATACACGATAGTGGGTTCAAAATGTTAGAAGTTGGCTATGTAAATAATGGAGAATGCAAATCCATAGGACGATGTTCTGATGTTATAAACTTTGGTTTTTGTGGAATGGATGTTATGCCAAAAGACTTAAACATTGATGTGAGTCCAAACGGAGCAATAAATATTTGGTCATTTAATGACGAACTTGAATGGAAAAGACCGATTTTATCTAATGCTCAAGTGATTGTTAAAAACAAGGAGGATAACCAATCAGACCTTGACGAGTCCGAGAACGTGTTCCCTGAAAAATGGCTTGATAAACATATGGATTGAGGTGGAGATGAAAAAATTTAGATTATATAGCAGTTCTTTTGTAACTAACGGAAATGAAATGTCGATGTCAAGAATTGCGCTCGCTGACAGCTATGCAGATGTTATAGAACATATTGAAAGTGAAGCGGGTTGGTGTGTTGCAAATGATTGTGCTTTCAAAGTTGCCTATATCGAGGAGGTTGTGGAATGAAATTTAAAAATTATGAAATAGTAAGTACGCACTTAGGATATGAAGAACATGGAATTTACACAGCTTATCTAACATTAAAAGGTGGCGGATATGGTGCTAGTGTTGGTGGATATGCACTTGATGAGCTAATTGCTGGGGAAAGGGTTGTATCTAGAAAAGGAGCACAACTTATCCCTAAAATTTTAGATGTTGTCGGTGTTGAAACGTGGGAACAACTCAAAGGGCGGTACATTCGAGTTGAGGATAACGGAATTGGAGCTAAGGTTTTAAAAATTGGTCACTTAATGGATGATAAATGGTTAGATTTTGAAAGTTTTTTCAAAGAAGTTGATAATTGAACGCAAAAAAAGCCCAAGCTGACCAAACTTGAGCGAAATACGAATTTACAACAACTTATTATAATATTTTTAAATATTTTTGGTCAGTTATATTATATCACATACTGAGCTAGGAACTCGTTAAACTCAACTGGAGGAGAAATAAAATGTTTTATATCACACCAACACCAACGTCATGGATTATCTGGACAGTTATTTGGATAATTGGAGTATTACTTGGGCTAGGATTGTTTGTTCTAGGTTCAGTATTGCGTAAAAACAGAAAAAATAATATCGCTTATGGAGTCTTTGCTTTGGTAGCTTTAGTAGCATTAACTTTAGTTGGACTAACTGGTTCATCATATTATCATAATTATACTAACTCATCGTCATATAACATGGCTAAGAAGAATCTTAAAATTGAGTATGATATGAACCAACGTCGTACTATCATTATAAAAGATTATAAAGGCGACATATTCTATGAATATACAGGTTCATTCTCTTATAAAATGTCTGGTCGCAAAGTTGATTTGACTGATAATAAAACCGGAAATAAAATCTCTGTTTATATGGGGGATAACGATACCTTCATTGTTACTGACGCAGGTATTAAAGGAGAAAAGAAATGATTGCAAATATAATTATCATAGCCTACGTGCTATTCCTGATTCTCGGTCTGTTCGTTACACCTTACGCAATTGGAAAGCCAAGAAGTCCAATAAGTGTCGGAAATGCAACCTTTAATATATTATTTGGGATTGCGTTTCTAATATCATTATATTTTAAATTAATTAATTAAACAAAAAAGCCCACTGCAATGGGCTTTAAAAACTGATTTCTTAACTACTATTATATCATAAATATAAGGAGTTAAGACACTATGAGTAGAAGATATAGACTATCACGCAGAGCCTTAGAAACTCTTGATGAAAAGCTCTACAATTATAAGGATATTGAGAATGCTATTGCAGTAAGAAAAGTAGAGATGGAAGGAGAGAAAACACATTACGAACGAGCTGGAGGAAGTTCAAATCGAATATCTAAACCGGTGGAAGATTTAGTAATATCATGGGATGAAGATGAAGCCTTAAGAGGAATGTATGCTTTCCGAGATCAAGTAGACAAGCTGAGAAGAAAGATAAACCAAGATGAAACTATGACCACTATCTTTGAGTTGCGTTGGTTATCGGCAACTGAACCATCATGGGAAGAGATAGGAGATTCACTATTTATTAGCCGTGCTCAAATATATCGGAAGCGACAGATATTATTGGAACTATTCGATAAGTGTTGTGGCGGAGTATGGTAATATGAGACAGAGAGTGGGTTGTTGTCTCACTAATACAGTGATATTATAGTATCATCAAATAAAACAAATAAAGCCAGCGGATATATTCTGTTGGCTTTTTGTGTGGAGAAAGTGAGGTGACCTCCCATAGCATTACGTGCTGACCGTACTGGTGCACATCGTGTAGCCTTTGATAAGAATAGAAAGATTCTTTTAAAGACACAGAACACTTGTGGAATATGTGGCAAGCCAATCGATAAGAGATTGAAAGCTCCTGATCCATTGAGTCCAGTTGTTGACCACATCATTCCAATTAACAAAGGTGGTCACCCTTCAGCGATGGATAACTTACAGCTTGCTCACTGGACTTGCAACCGTCAGAAGTCTGACAAGCTATTCAATATGAAGCAAGAAGAACCAAAGGTATTAGGTAATCGTAACTTACCACAAAGCCGCGATTGGTCTTCTTATGTATCTTAATTTATTTATGATAAATATTATTAAAAATAATTTAAAGAGCTTAGGAGCTAAACTATGGGGGCATAGCCCCCTCCCTCTGGGTCAGCTCGTACTTCACGCCGTCACTGTACATTTTTTCTCACGCGACTTTAGAAAGGAGCAAAAAATTGACTGAAAAAGGTATTGGATACCTGAGATTTAAGCTTTCTGTTCATAAAAGAAGAGCAGAAATGCGCTATGAGCAATATGCAATGAAACATGTTGATAGATTCAAAGGAATTACAATTCCACAAGCATTAAGCCAACAATATCGTTCAATATTAGGCTGGTGTGCAAAAGGAGTTGATAGTCTTGCAGACCGTCTTGTTTTTCGAGAATTTGAAAATGATGACTTTACAGTAAATGAAATTTTTGAGGAAAATAATCCTGATATATTTTTTGATAGTGCTGTCTTGTCAGCACTTATTGCATCATGTAGCTTTATTTATATTTCTAAAGGTGAAAATGATGCAGTACGACTTCAAGTTATAGAAGCGGTTAATGCAACAGGAATCATCGACCCAATTACTGGGCTACTGACAGAAGGGTATGCAGTTTTAGAACGAGATGAAAACAATAATGTTGTTCTTGAAACTCATTTCTTGCCTGATAGAACAGATTATTATTATCGTGATTCACGTAATAATATTTCGATTGCTAATTCAACAGGTCACCCACTGTTAGTGCCTATCATTCACCGCCCTGATGCAGTTCGTCCATTTGGGCGTTCCCGTATCACACGTTCAGGAATGTATTGGCAAAGCAATGCAAAGCGAACCCTTGAAAGAGCTGATGTAACAGCTGAGTTCTATTCTTTTCCTCAAAAATATGTAACTGGATTGAGTGAAAATGCGGAGCCAATGGAAACTTGGAAAGCCACAGTTTCAAGTATGTTACAGTTCACGAAAGACGAGGAAGGTGATAAACCAACCCTTGGACAATTTACTCAACCAAGCATGTCACCATTTACTGAACAACTTAGAACTGCAGCTGCAGGCTTTGCTGGTGAAACTGGACTAACTCTTGATGATTTAGGATTCGTTTCTGATAATCCATCATCGGTTGAAGCAATTAAGGCAAGTCATGAAAATTTACGATTGGCTGGTAGAAAGGCTCAACGAAGTTTGGGAGCAGGATTACTAAATGTGGCTTATCTTGCAGCATGTTTGCGTGATGATGTACCTTATCTAAGAGAACAGTTTAGCAAAACAAAACCGAAATGGGAACCATTGTTTGAAGCTGATGCAAGTATGTTAAGTCTTATTGGAGATGGTGCTATTAAACTCAACCAAGCAATCCCCGAGTTCATCAATAAGGATACTATTCGTGATTTAACTGGAATTAAAGGAGCTGAATAATGGAAGATATTTTACCACCTCTTTTAGAAAAAATAAATCAAGACTTTGATGAACGAGCAGCAAATAGTAAAAAGTTGAAGCAATCGATGGAATTGTTGAAAACTAAAAAAGCAACTTATATTCAAGCAAATGAATTTGGTGTCGAAGTTGGTAAAATTTTATCTGATGTTTTGGGAACTCATGTAACAGTAGATGTTTTACCTGACGGAAAAATGTATTTCAACATTGCAGATAGATTATTCAATTCCATATTGAAGAAAAATTTTGATTTAATTTCAGGCTATTCAACAGATGTTCAAAGTGAACTCAATCAGTTAGCTGGGTTTAAATTAAAATCACAAGTGCCAGAACTAAATCAAGATAGAATTGATGGTATTGTTAACCGTATTTCTAGTGAAAATGATTTTGAAAAGATACTTTGGCTTTTGAAAGAGCCGATAGTAACATTCAGCCAGAGTGTTGTTGATGATACGATTAAGAAAAATATTGATTTTCAAGCAAAAGCAGGTTTGAAACCAAAAATTGTACGAAAGTTAGTAGGTAAAGCATGTGATTGGTGTAGAAATTTGGCAGGTTCATACGATTATCCTAATGTTCCAAGTGACGTGTATCATCGTCATGAGCGTTGCCGTTGCACAGTAGAATACGATCCTAGAGATATTGATAAAAAGCGTCAGGATGTTTGGTCTAAAAACTGGGTTGACCCAGATAAAGATGCAAAGATTGCTGAACGTAAAAATTTGAACTTGAAGAAAAGAGGTACGTAGTGGCTGAAATAAAAAAATTTGAAGAACAGAAGCGGAAAGTGGAACGTGGTATTTCTAACGAAGATTTTTTGAAGTCAGTATCTGAGTTTTTTATTGAAGCAGATTGCATCTTAGTAACTGGTCGCTTCCCAAATGGAGAATTGGAAACATTCAATACGCAAAATAATTCCCTTGAAACTCTAGGGCTTATAGAAATTGCCAAGCAGCAAATACTTGAAACAATGAGAGATTAGGAGGGGCAGCTCCCAGCGACAGGGTTATCATGCATTTAGATTGAAGGAGGAGTAACATGACTGCTGAAAAAAGATTTGGCAATCAGTATCCTACTCAATCGGTAATACTTCCATTTACTGAAACAAAATATCAAGAAGCTATTGAGATTTACGAAAAATCAAAACATGAGTGTTATCCATGGCAAAAGAACCTTTTGAAAGAGGTTATGGCCATTGATGAAGATGGTTTATGGACACACCAAAAGTTTGGATATTCAATCCCACGGCGGAATGGTAAAACAGAAATTGTATATATCCTTGAATTATGGTCACTTGAACAAGGCTTAAGCATTCTTCATACAGCACACCGAATTAGTACATCCCACTCATCTTACGAGAAATTAAAAAAATATCTTGAAGATAGTGGTTATGTTGAAGGAGAAGATTTCAAATCTATCAAAGCTAAAGGGCAAGAAAGATTGGAATTAATTGAGTCTGGTGGAGTAATTCAGTTCAGAACAAGAACATCAAGTGGTGGTCTTGGAGAAGGATTCGACATTTTAGTAATTGATGAAGCTCAGGAATATACTACTGAGCAAGAATCAGCATTGAAATATACTGTTACTGACAGTGATAATCCAATGACTATAATGTGTGGAACACCTCCAACACCAGTATCAAGTGGAACTGTTTTTACAAATTATCGAGATAATACCTTAGCTGGGAAAGCAAAGTATTCAGGTTGGGCGGAGTGGTCGGTTGAAGATGTCAAGGACATTCATGATGTCGAAGCCTGGTATAATTCTAATCCATCTATGGGTTATCACCTAAACGAACGGAAAATCGAAGCCGAACTTGGTGAAGATAAGTTGGATCATAATGTTCAACGTCTTGGCTATTGGCCAAAATATAACCAGAAATCAGTCATTTCAGAACAAGAATGGAATGCGCTCAAGGTTAATCGTTTGCCAGTTATCAAAGGGAAGCTCTTTGTTGGTATTAAGTATGGGAATGATGGTGCAAATGTTGCAATGAGTATTGCGGTTAAAACACTATCAGGAAAGGTATTTGTTGAAACAATTGATTGTCAGTCCATAAGGAATGGCAACCAATGGATTATCAATTTCTTAAAGAAAGCGGACGTTGAAAAAGTTGTTATTGATGGTCAAAGTGGTCAAAGTATCTTAACGAGTGAAATGAAAGATTTCAAATTGAAAGAACCGATACTACCAACTGTAAAAGAAATTATCAACGCTAATTCCCGATGGGAACAAGGAATTTTTCAAAAAAGCTTTTGCCATTCTGGACAACCCTCACTTTCTACTGTAGTCACTAACTGTGACAAGAGAAATATCGGTACTAGTGGTGGATTTGGGTATAAATCACAATTTGATGATATGGATATCAGTTTAATGGACAGTGCGTTGTTGGCGCATTGGGCTTGTAGCAATAACAAGCCGAAGAAAAAACAACAAATACGGTATTAGACGACTTTTTAAGTCGTTTTTTTGTACCAAAAATTACCGAACTGCCGGGCAAGCAGGAGAAAGGATTTGACTATGTCAGAAAATAATTTACCAAAAACGCAAGAAGAGTTAAACCAAATCATTGAAACAAGATTGGCACGTCAAAAAGAAACGATTGAAGCTAATTTTGCTGATTATGATGAATTGAAAACTAAAATTGCATCACTTGAAGCAGATAATACTGCATATCAAGCGACTATTGAAGAATCAAAATCTTGGGAACAAGAAAAAGCTGATTATGAAAAACAAATCAGTGGTTACAAAACAACTCAACTCAAACAATCTATCGCTATTAAAGCTGGCTTGCCATTAGATTTGGCTGACCGACTTTCAGGCGATGATGAAGAATCACTTAAAGCTGATGCTGAACGTTTCAGCGGATTCATTAAACCACAAACTCCACCAGCCCCACTTAAAGATGTTGAACCAAATTTGGGTGACGGAAAAGATGGAGCTTATCGTAAATTAGTCGAAGGACTACAAATAGAAGGAGAATAAAAAATGGTATTAAACAAAGGAACATTATTTGACCCAACATTGGTTACAGACCTTATTAATAAAGTGACTGGAAAAAGCTCAATTGCACGCTTGTCAGCTCAAAAACCTATCCCATTTAATGGCGAAAAAGTATTCACATTCACTATGGATTCAGAAATTGATGTAATTGCTGAAAGCGGTAAAAAAACACATGGTGGAGTGTCTCTTGCACCACAAACAATGGTACCAATCAAAGTTGAATATGGTGCACGTGTTTCAGATGAATTTATGTATGCATCTCAAGAAGAAAAAATCAATATTTTGCAAGCATTCAACGACGGGTTCGCAAAAAAAGTTGCTCGTGGTATTGACTTAATGGCATTTCATGGCGTTAATCCACGTCAAGGGACTGCATCAACCGTTATCGGGTCGAACAACTTTGATTCTAAAGTTACTCAAAAAGTCGAAGCTCCTAAAGGGATTGCAGATGCAAATGGCGCCATCGAAAGCGCAGTAGAAGTTTTAACTGGAGTTGATGCTGATGTCACTGGTATCGCAATTAACCCATCATTCCGTTCGGCTCTTGCTAAACAAAAAGACCAACAAGGAAATGCTCTTTTCCCTGAATTGAAATGGGGAGCAACACCAGATACTATCAATGGTCTTCCAGTAGATGTTAATAAAACGGTCTCAGATATGTCAACAGAAAATGATCGTGCAATTGTCGGAGATTTCGCAAATGGATTCAAATGGGGATATGCGAAAGAAGTGCCACTTGAAGTTATTCAATTTGGTGATCCTGACAATTCAGGGCTTGACTTAAAAGGTTATAACCAAGTTTATATCCGTGCCGAATTATACCTTGGTTGGGGAATTCTTGATGCTACTAAATTTGCCCGTGTAACAGAAGCTGCTGAATAAGGAGGATATGAATGAGATATTTTAACACATTAACAAAAGCAACAATTGATACAGATTTCAAAATCTCTGGTGGAGATTGGGTACTTAAAAATGAATCGAAAGATGCAGTTGTAGATATCCAAGTTAATGATGCAGACTCCCAAAAAGTTGAACAAGAGCAAGTTGTGCAAGAACCAAACGTAGACGGAACCTATGATGAGGTTACTAAAGCTCAAATCATGCAAGAACTTGACGCTTTCGGTGTTGAATATGATAAACGTGCAAACAAACAAGCGCTTTATGATTTGATGATGGAGCAAGGAAAGGAGTAATATGAATCCTTTTGCTACAGTTGATGACTTAACGATTCTATGGCGTCCTTTAAAGGAAGATGAAAAAGAACGAGCTGAAAAGTTGCTTGAAATTGTCTCAGATTCCTTACGTGAAGAAGCTGATAAAGTAGGAAGAAATTTGGATGCAATGATTGCTGAAAAACCTTCTTATTTTGCAAATGTTGTAAAGTCAGTTACGGTAGATATTGTTGCTAGGACACTTATGACATCAACTGATCGAGAACCAATGACTCAGACAACAGAGAGTGCGCTTGGTTACTCTGTTTCTGGTTCATATCTTGTTCCTGGAGGCGGTTTATTCATAAAAAATTCTGAATTAAGCCGTTTAGGACTAAAAAAACAAAGATTTGGGGTGATTGATTTTTATGGGAATGATTAAGGGAATTACTGTAACTTTGGTTGACAATGTAGAAACAGAAAAAGACCCTTTTGGAAACCAAATTTATGAAGATAAGGAAATCGAGGTTAACAATGTCTTGGTCTCCCCTACTTCATCGGATGATATTGTTAATCAGCTTACTTTGACAGGAAAAAAAGCAATCTATACTCTAGCTATTCCAAAAGAGGATACTCATGATTGGGAAAATAAAAAAGTTAGATTCTTTGGTAAAACGTGGCGGACTTTTGGAGAACCACTTGAAGGAATCGAGGAACTTATTCCATTAGATTGGAACAAGAAAGTGACGGTGGAACATTATGGCTAAAAATCTATTCAAATTAAATCGTAGTGGAGTTGCTAGTATGATGAAATCACCAGAAATGCAAGCAATTCTTAAAGAAAAAGCATCTGCTGTTAAACAGCGCTGTGGACCAGGTTATGGTCAAGATATGCATGTTGGTAAAAATCGTGCTAATGCGATGGTATTTGCCGAAACTTATCAAGCAAAGCGTGACAACATGAAAAACAATACAATTTTAAAGGCGGTGCGTTAAATGATTGAGATTATTATTAAAAATTTTCTTGATACTCATTTATCGGTATCGTCTTTTTTGGAGAAAAAAGGAGAGATGCCATTAAGCTATGTTTTGTTTGAAAAAACAGGTAGTAGCAAGAGCAATCATCTTTTATCTTCAACATTTGCTTTTCAGAGCTATGCTCCTTCTATGTATGAAGCAGCAAAGCTAAATGAAGAATTGAAAGAAGTTGTAGAACGGCTAATCGAACTAAATGAAATTAGTGATGTATCACTGAACAGTGATTACAACTTTACTGACACAGAAACTAAAGAATACCGCTATCAAGCGGTATTTGATATTAATCATTATTAGGAGGACTAAAATGGCACAAGTAGAAAATGTAACTACTGCAAAGCCCAAAATTGATGGTGCTATTTACTCAGCGCCAAAAGGCACAACTTTACCAACTGATGCAAAAACAGCACTAGATGCTGCCTTTAAGCCATTGGGTTATATTTCAGATGATGGATTAAAAAATAAAAATTCACCAAAATCTGATAGTATCAAAGCTTGGGGTGGCGATACAGTTGCTACAGTGCAAACTGAAAAAGAAGATACATTTAGTTATACGTTAATTGAAGCTTTGAATGTTGAAGTACTTAAAGAAGTATATGGACCTGACAATGTAACTGGAACACTTCAAACTGGAATTACAGTTAAGTCTAATTTAAAAGAACTTATTGAGCATCCAGTTGTCATTGATATGACAGTACGTGATGGAGTATTTAAGCGAATTGTAATTCCACAGGGGAAAGTATCTGAAATTGGAGATATTTCTTATAACGACTCTGATGCTGTTGGATTTGAGATCACTCTTACTGGTTTACCAGATAAAGATGGTAACTCTCACTACGATTACACAATTGCTCCAACTGCTACACCCTAATGCCCCCCAGTTGGTAACTGGGGTTATTAATTCAGATGGTTCTGTGAAATTAGACTGGGACACAGTATCTGAAGCGAAAGCATATTTGATTCACTATGCAGATGCGAATAAAACAGATCCACACGATGCTAAATACATGGGGTACACAGAAACTAATTCATGGACTTTATCTGCTGAAAATGTCCCAACTTTAGCAACTGGAGATAAACTTTATCTTTATGTTCAGACCTACGATGAAAAAGGAGTAGGCGCAACGGAAGTAGCTAAAGCTCAATATCTACATGATGGACCATACCTTGGTTCAGCTTGGAGTACACCTGCAATATTAACTAAACAATAAAAGGAGAAATATGTTAAAAGGAACAACAAAATCTGGTTTTCGTTATGAAATTACAACTGAACGTTTAAATAATTTCGAGTTGGTAGAAATTTTGTCAGAAGTTGATGAAAATCCTCTTCTTTTACCAAAAGTGTTAAATCTCTTATTGGGAGAACGTCAATCTAAAAATTTAAAAAACTATCTTCGAGATGAAGAAGGCCTTGTTTCAACTGACAAAATCAGAGAAACGATTGAAGATATTTTTGCAGCTCAAAATAAAATAAAAAACTAATCCTCCTTGCCAGAATGATAAAGTTTGATGAAGAAGCGCTAATGTGCGACCTTGCAGAAATTTATCATATTTACGATTACAAACAGCTATCTCCTCTAAAGATAGCTGTTTTTTCTATAGGTTTGAATGAAGAATCTAGGATAAAAATGAAGATGAGTGGACAAAAGTTTCCAATTAATACACTTCTTTTAGCTGGGATTCAAGACCGTTTAAGTATGTCTTTATGGTTTAAAACAGAAGATGGTCAGAAAGGTAAAAATAGGCCAAAACTTGTTACCGATATCATCAATAAACCAAGAGAAAAAACTGATAGAAAAATTAGATTTCATTCTGGTGAGGATTTTGAAAAATATCGTCAGCAACTATTTCAAAAAGGAGGAGGAAGTTAATGGCAACAGAATTAGGACAAGCTTATGTGCAAATTATTCCATCTGCCAAAGGAATCTCAGGTTCAATGTCTGGTATGTTAGACCCAGAAGCTGAATCGGCAGGGAATAGCGCAGGTCTAAAGATTGGTTCTGCCTTAAAAATTGCTGCAATAGCTGGTGTTGTTGCAACAGGCGCAGCACTAGGTAAATTAATTTCTTCATCACTTTCTGAAGGAGCTGATTTACAACAATCATTAGGTGGGGTTGAAACTCTATTTAAAGATAATGCAGATAAAGTAAAAAAATATGCAACTGAAGGCTATAGAACCGCTGGTATGTCTGCTAATGCATATATGGAAACTGTGACAGGTTTTTCTGCATCAATGATTAAATCATTGAATGGAGATACAGCTAAGGCTGCGAATTTATCAAATCAGGCAATTGTTGACATGTCTGATAATGCCAATAAAATGGGTACAAATATTGGAGATATTCAAAATGCTTATCAAGGTTTTGCCAAGCAGAACTATACCATGCTTGATAACTTAAAACTTGGATACGGTGGTACAAAAGAAGAAATGCAACGACTCTTGACTGATGCCCAAAAGCTGACTGGTCAAAAGTATGACATTTCAAACTTCTCAGATATCACACAAGCAATTCATGCAATCCAAACAGAGATGGATATCACAGGTACAACTGCGAAAGAAGCAGCAACAACCTTCAGTGGTTCATTTGATTCAATGAAAGCAGCAATGTCTAATGTTTTGGGAAATTTATCACTTGGTCGTGATTTGCAGGGGCCATTGAATGCGTTGGTGTCAACGACATCAACATTCTTATTTGGAAATTTTATTCCAATGGTCGGTAATATTTTTAAAGCGTTACCTGGTGCAATATCTACATTGGTTAGCTCTGCAGGAAAAGAACTTTCCTCGAAACTTGGATTAAGCATTGGTTCTGGAATGTCAGGATTTGGAGAAAAAATTACAAAAACGATTGCACCAATTATTGATGGTTTTAAAGTCGCTTTCGGACAATTACCAGCTTTATTTAATACAGTCGTTAGTTCAGTTACCCCGATAATAACTAAAATTGGGACTGCTTTTACACAATTAGACTTTAGTGGTATTCAGAGTTTGATTTCTAGTATCATTCCAGCAATTCAGACAGGGTTTACTACAATGATGGGGATTGTAGGGCCTGCCTTAGATACCTTAATTAGTTCATTCGTAAAAATGTGGAATGCAATTCAACCTTTAGCAACAGTTATTGCTGGTGCTTTAATGCCAGCTTTTCAGGTATTAGGCGCATTTATCGGTGGTGTTTTAAAAGGTGCAATGATTGCATTAGCAGGAACATTTGACACAATTCGAGTTGTTGTCGGATTTTTGACGCCTATTATTTCCGCAGTAGTCAATGTATTTAAGGCTTTTGCGCCAGTACTTGCAACTGTAGCCCAATGGGTAGGTACAGCAATAGGATTCTTTGCAAGCCTTGGTTCAGCAGGCACGTCTTTAAAAGGATTGATAAGTAGTGCATGGACAAATATGCGTTCAGTTATTTCAACAGTCGTTGGTGGTATCGGTTCGAGTATTAGAACAGCACAGGGTGTATTCACGTCACTAAAAACAGCAGGTAATAGCCTAAAGGACGGAATTCATCTTGCTTTCTTGTACATGCAAAACATCATTAGTAGTGTAGGAAACGTAATTAAATCTATTATAAATGGAATTAGAGGGACATTTTCTTCACTTGGTTCAGCAGGAAACGGAATGAAATCAGCTGTGAGTGGTGCTTTTAGTGCAATGCGAGGGGCAATCAGTGGAGCTGCAAGTGGAATTCGAGGAATAATTGATGGAATAAAAGGAGTTTTTCAAAGTCTTGGTAGCATTAATCTAGCAAGTGCTGGTCGAGCCATTATTGACGGTTTTATCGGTGGGCTTAAGAGTACTTGGGAAGCAGGAAAGAAGTTTGTAGGTGGAATTGCTGACTGGATTAAAGAGCATAAAGGTCCAATTAGCTATGATAGAAAACTACTGATTCCAGCTGGTGAAGCTATTATGAGTGGATTCAACGATAGCTTGATGGAAAACTTTAAATCTGTACAAAAAAATATTTCTGGTGTGGCAGATAATCTTCAAAGTTTGGTAGGCACAGGAGTAAAATTACCAGTTTCTACTGAATTCGATAATAGTTCTTTACTTGAAAAAAATATTGACTTTCAGACTTCTGCATTACTATCAGCAAATAGCACACCACACAGTGACAATAGCACGCAAACTAATGATTTGCTTTTAAAGGTAATTAATTCTGTTGATGATTTGAAAGATAGACCTATTTATTTAAGTATTGATGGTCGAGCTATTGCTGTAGCAATTACTAAAGATATAAGTAATGAACAAACTAGACAAGATAAGACCTCAAAAATTTTAAAAGGGGGATAGGTTTAATTAATGGAATATAACTCTATAAAATTAGGTAACAACGAACTCATGGATTATATGATTATAAACGATGTTCGTCGTGGAATTTCAACTGGAATGACAAATACTACCGAAAATAGTTCCGGTGATGGGGCTAGTTTGTTGAGTTCAAATCTTTCTTCAAAAACAATAGAGGTTGACTTTACGATATTGAAAGATTTAAATGAAACAAAACGAATAATAGGTAAATTTACAGGGATAAAACAACTACAAAGAATTATTTTTTCTGATGAACCAAATTTATTTTGGGAAGTTATTATAGACGGAGAAATAAAAGTTACCGAGCATAATAATGGGAAATATACAACAGGAACACTCATTTTTCTTGTTCCTTCAGGAGAAGCAGAGTCGGTTGATACTAAAGTATTGAACGAATCCAACTCAGGAGGCGAGCTTGGAACAATCACTCATAATGCTGATGGTTCTACCAAAGTTATAATCAATAACAAAGGCTCACTCGAGACATTTCCCAAAATAAAAGTCACTAACGTTCATGAGAATGGCTATCTTGGATTCGTAAATCCCATCGGAATTTTAGAGCTGGGAAAACGAGAAGAAGCCGATGGAGAAACGGTAAAAGAAAGTCAAATTTTATATACCTCTGATTCAGACAGCCAGTTTTCAAAGCTAGTTGATACAAATGCGGAGAATCCTCAAACAAGTTCAGTTGGAATGACGTGTGACACTTCTGGTAAAATATCCTACTCAAAGGATGGATTAAGGCTCACTACGCCTAGCACAGTAACTGGCAAGACGCTTCGAGGAGGAATGAAAGTATTCGATTTACCACCAGATTCTAATGGAGAAAAAGGAGCGGTCAATTTCTATGCGTGGTTTAATATCTTGGCTCATGCCTTAGAGTATGGGCAAACCGGAGTGCTACAAATTTTATTCACGGATAAAGAAGATAATCTTGTGGCAGGATATGGTGTTGTTAAAACAGACATGGTTGGAAATGTAGGGAATGTGAAATTTTGGGTGGGTGGTGATAAGCCTAGAGAATGGAAATCTCTACCTTTCACGGCAAATGACGGAGAAGCTCCGAAAGACCCAAATAACAATACCCAATTCAATTCCAAAACAGGTTGGCATGATTTCGTCAAACAAAAAGGGGCTCTAAGCTTCCACTGGAAAGGGAGTCGACAAACGATAAATGTTCCAGAATTGGCGGAAGTACCAATTGAAAGAATTTATGTGTTTATTGGGAATTGGTCTGGGTCAAACAAGTTTATTGGCGACCTTTCCTTACGTCGCTTTTGGTGCCGTAAAGACTACGTTTCTGTCTGGAATGATTTGCCCAACCGTTATCAAACAGGCTCTGTCATAGAATTGGACATGGAAAATGGGAAATTAATCAAAGATGGAATTGCGATTAATAATGAATTGGTCACAGGTTCAAAATTCTTCTCATTTCCCCCAGGGGAGAGCGAACTTGATATTTATCAATCACCGTGGAACACTACACCACCTCAAGTAGAAATTGAAATGAAGGAGCGCTACTTATAATGCAGATTACAATTCACGACAACCAAATGAATCGAGTAGGCTTCTTAAGCAACGAAGTGCCAGGGCTCCCTTCTTTTTTCAATGATAATTGGCACCGCTATTTGGCGGAAGGGGCAGCTACCTTTGATTTCTCGGTTAATAAATTTAAAAACGGAGCTTTGCAAGATTATTGTCAATTTCTAAATGACCAAGCCTATATTAGTTTTACTTACGAAGGAGAAGATTTTCTATTCAGCGTCTTAACTTCTGAAGAAACAGATGATGTCATTACCTTGAATACTGCGACTTTGAATCTTGAACTTAGAAATGAACAAGCAAATCCTTTAGTCAATAGCTCCGGTCACAATATCCAATGGTATTTTGACCAAATGCAGCTCATTTCTAATGCTCAAATTACGATTGGGATTAATGAAGTCTCTAATCTTACTCGTACAATTAGTTATGACGGGCAAGAAAGCAAGCTTGCTCGACTTTTGTCAGTGATTGGAAATTTCGATGCAGAGTTTGAGTTTGTGACAGATTTAAATGATGATGGCACGCTTAAAGGCATTAGTCTTAATATCTATAAGGCAAATGATGGTGCAAGTGTTCAAGGGGTGGGAACGTGGCGAAATGATGTCACTTTATATTTTGGAAAGAATATTTCAGGCGTTCGCAGAACAATTGACAGAACTCAAATCTTTAATGCCACAACTGTTACAGGAGCTGAAGGGCTTAATTGGAATAGTTCTGAATGGTCTGTTAAAAATGCGGACGGAGTAGAAGAGTTTTATAAACGTAAAGGCTCTAATACTGCTTTTGCTCCATTATCGGCAGAACTCTACCCTTCCCAAATCAAATCAAGCACTGGTGATTTTTGGATTAGAAAAGATTTTGAGACAGAGTATAAAAGTGCTAACGAAATGTGGGGGTATGCCCTTAGCCAGTTTAAAAAATATGCTTATGCATTAGTCACTTATGAAGTGAGTGCTAAAAGTAAGTTGGTGAGTCAAGCTGTAGGAGACGGGCAAGCCCTATCTATTGGTGATACTGTACGAATCCAAGATGAAAATTTTAATGCTCAAACAGGTGGATTGATTCTTCAAGCTCGGGTTTCAGAATTAGAAATAAGTTTTTCTAACCCTTCTAATAATAAATTGACCTTTAGTAACTACGTTGAGTTAGAGAGTGGAATCTCAGATGATTTAGAAGCTCGGTTGGCTCAGTTGATTAAAGATAGCACTCCTTATCGGCCGGACATAACCTCTACCAACGGTACTCAATTTAAAAATGGAACAGGAACGACTACATTAGGCGCTCATATCTATTTTGGCTCAGATACAACTGAAACAGTCGCAGACAGCTACGAATGGTCGAAGGATGGAACGGTTGTCGCAAACGTTCAAGAAATCATTGTGGATGCCAGCGGAGTTGTGAATAAGGCAGTTTATAGCTTTAAAGCAACGGTTGCGGGTAAAGTAGTCGCAAGTCAGTCGGTGACTATCACTAATGTTAATGATGGAACGAATGGTCGTTCTGTTACAAACGTTTCTCAAAAGTGGCGATTGACAACGACTTCTACAGCACCAACGCAAGCTTGGTCAGACACAGGTTGGCTCACTACTCAACCAACAACAACAGCTACCAATAAATACCTATGGTCTATCACTCGAACAACTTTCAATTTAGCACCTTTAACACAAGATGTTATTGAACAAAAAGCAGTTTATGGTGATAAAGGCGGCGATGGGATTGCTGGTAAAGATGGCGTTGGATTAAAAACCACAGTCATCACCTACGCTATTTCAACAAACGGAACGATAGCTCCGACTACTGGATGGACGAGTTCAGTTCCCAGTCTAGTAAAAGGGCAGTATCTATGGACTAAGACGGTCTGGGCTTATACGGATAACTCATCTGAAACAGGTTACTCAGTAACTTACATTTCTAAAGACGGAAACGATGGTGGCGATGGGTTTCCTGGTAAAGATGGTGTTGGTATCAAAACCACAACTATTACTTATGCAGGCTCTACAAGTGGTACAACAGCACCAACTAGCGGTTGGACTGCCACAGTTCCAACAGTTGCAGCAGGTAGTTATCTCTGGACTAAGACCGTTTGGGCTTATACAGATAATACCAGCGAAACAGGGTATTCAGTAGCTAAAATGGGAAATACTGGAGCTGATGGCAAAACATCATACACTCACACAGCATGGTCTTACAGCGCAGATGGTACGAACGGTTTCACGACTGTCTATCCGAATTTGAATCTTGAACAACATACAAAAATGCTTGTCGATAAAAACGATAAACTTTTGTGGGGTTCTAAAGGCTCTGCGACTGCCACTATGACTTATGATACTTTGACAATACCCGAAACATTAGAAGTTATTGACGCAGTTAGAACCACACAAACAACGACAGGTCAGTCTGGTTGGCGTAGTCCTAACGGTTCCAACGGTGGTAGTTATAGTGTTACTCCTGGTGAAAAGATTTCTATATCCGCATATGTGCGAAATAACACAAGTAATACTCTATCCATTAGTTTACAACTTGGTGTATCTGCTAATATAAATCAATCATCGCCCAAATACCTATTAAATACTGTAGCTGTTCCAGGAGATGGTAAAGTACATTTAATAACTGGTACTTTAGAAATACCAGCAGGATATAACTTTGCATGGTCATATGTTTATTCTTTAAATGGAACAACAAGTGCAGATTTTACTTTTGGGCGATTGAAAGTAGAACACGGTTCAACCGCCACTCCACACATGCCTTCATCTAGCGAAGTTACAACTGCTGATTGGCCTAGCTACATTGGTCAGTACACAGACTTTACGCAAGCTGACAGCACTAATCCATCCGACTATACTTGGAGTCTGATACGAGGAAATGATGGAGCAGATGGTCAGGATGGAAAAGATGGAACGAATGGCACGGACGGTGACCCAGGTAAAGTTGTTTCCGATACTGAGCCGACGACTCGATTCAAAGGTTTGACTTGGAAATATTCAGGTACCGCAGACCTTACAGCGAGTGATGGAACGGTCATTAAACAAAATACTGAGTACTACTATAATGGCACTAAATGGTTGATTAATTTAATTGAAGCGAATCAATTAAATGTGAATGAGCTAGCAGCTATTTCGGCTTATCTTGGTCATGTTTATGCCGCTATTGTTGAAGACAAGCAGTCAGATGGTTCTGGTTTCTTGTTAGATTCGGAGAAACAGCTTTTAAGGGTTAATAAGACAGCGAACACTTATAATCAAATCTTTTCAGAGGGGTTAACAACTTTTGCGAAGATAAGTGATCTTCCAGGAATTGGAAACATTATTCCTGGCGCTAATTATATTTCTGCTATTTTAGCTGGAAATTTTCTACAATTTGGGCAATATAGTACCGCAGTTGATTCAAATGGGGTACCAGTTGGAGGAGTCTCAGTTGGGGAAGGAAGTATCTCGTTTGGCCAGACAACATCTGGTTCTTATGGTTTTACTCTTACAGGAGATTTGACCGTTGCAGGGAATATCAAGAGTTTGAAAGATACCGACTGGATTGACATCCCACCAGCTTCTGGATGGGGTGGCATAATGCGCTACATGATAGCAGAAGGGAAATTTTATTTAAGATTAACTGGGGTAACTAACCCTGCAGTACCGGCTGCGACCGCTAGAACAATGTGCACTATCCCAACGACTGCGGTGCCACTCGGAGGAATTCGTGGGATACCGATAATGTCTTATGGACAGCCTATTGCTGAACTTGTAATCAACGCTAATGGTACGGTGCAGTTCTATCCAAATGCTGCTGTAGGGACTGGGCAAAGTCTTCATGTCTTTGTTCAAGGGATTCCACTGACGTAAAAGAAAGGAAATTTAATATGACAATTGTTCAAGGAACAGCTCAACAAATTCAAGCCTCTACGGTTATTGAGACCCTTGATTGTTCACAAATCTCAGCCTCAATTCAGGAGAGTGGAGCGATAAGTTTACAGCTCACAGTTAATAATCCGGATGTTTTTCATTCAAGTGATGAGGGTAAAACTGATGTTTTGAAAATCGTGACAGAGATTTTGGATAAAGCGAAAGCACTTGAAGCTTTATATGCCAAGTCTGGCGATGCGACAGAAGAAGAATAGAAAGCAGGGGTTATGGAATCAGTTATACAACATGCCTTAGTTGTTGTGAAAGATGTTATTGATAATTGGGGAGCGATAACAGTGGTTTCTATTATTATTGGGAGTGGTTATCGGATTTTAAATAAAAAGCAGGAACTTAGAGATAAGGCTCAGGAAGACCAGCTTTTAATTATGCGCCAAGAAATTAAACGTATCGAATTAGGAGAAGCAATTCATCATGATTACGGCTTGCAAATTGTCAGTGGTATTTTTGATGAATATACAGCGTTAGGGGGCAATCACTATGCTCACGAAATTTACGAAAAGTATAAAAAGGAGAAAGAACATGAAAACATTTTTTAAAGATTTAGCAGAACGTGCGATTAAAACATTTGCCCAAGCAATGATTGGTGCTTTGGGTGCTGGTGCCACAGGCTTAATTGGTGTTGACTGGATTCAAGCATTAAGTATTGCAGGATTTGCGACTTTAATTTCTATTTTAACTTCAATCGGAAGTCTAACTATTGGTGATGATACTGCAAGTTTGGTAAAAACAAATGTAGAAGTTCAACCTGACATCTATAAAGATATGGACCATGAATTCACAGAAGGAGGCGAATAATATGGGAAATAACAACGATAATATTTTTACTTATCATAAGCCAAATGAAAACACAGAAGACAGATATACCCAACTTCGTGCAAAAGCACGAGAGTTTTCAGAGCTAGTTGATGAACTTGTTCCTGCTAGTCGTGAACAATCATTGGCTAAAACAAAGATTGAAGAAGCGGTAATGTGGGCTAATGCTGGAGTTGCTAGGAATGTTAAAGGAGGCGAATAATGTCAAGTATTGAAAATATGATTGCTTGGATGCAAGCTCGTAGAGGTAAAGTCACTTATTCAATGACTTCACGAATGGGTCCGAACAGTTATGATTGCAGCTCGTCAGTATTCTTTTCAATGATTGCCGGTGGCTTTCTGTCAGTAGGTTCAATGGGAAATACTGAAACCTTGTTTGGAATGTCAGGAACAAAACTCAAAGAAATCAGTCGTGGAGAAGTGCAACGTGGTGACATTTTTATCTCAGGCACTCCAGGAGGTTCTGCTGGTTCAGACGGACATACGGGTATTTTCTTGAGTAATGGCTCATTTATTCACTGTTCTTACACTCACAATGGAATTGCGGTTGATACGAATGATGCTTATATGAGCACTCGATTACCACATCACTTTTATCGAATTGTTGGTTCAGGTTCAGCGAATACTGACAGTAAACCTCAAATGGTTACATTAAACGTTGATGGTCAGTTTGGAAATGCGACAGCTAAAAGATTGCAAGAATACTTTGATACGGATGGCAAAGATGGATTAATTAGTCACCAGTACAAACAACCCTTTAATCAAAATATTTACGCTGCTCAGTTTGATTCATCACTGACTGGTTCAAACGTGGTAAAAGCATTGCAAAGATTCTTAGGAGTTGGACAAGATGGCTTATTTGGACAAGCTACGATTAAAGCACTACAAAAACATCTTGGAACAACACAAGACGGAACAATTAGCCCAGTATCTGATTCTGTGAGAGAATTACAACGGCGATTGAATGCGAATAAATTATAA